AGAGCTTGCCAAAGGATTTGCCAAAAATCTTAGCGATTCACAAATCGAATTAGGAAAAGAGGAGGCTGTGAAGATTGTTGGGTGCTATGGCATCACCGTGCCAATTTAATAAAAATTAACGAAGGGGTTTATGAAACACAAGATGAAACGGCACCGACTAGATGGCCGCTGGATTGGGGGTAAATATCTCAGCCCTCCAGTAAAAGAAAGGCGTAAATTTTATCACCCCCGCATAACTGAGAGTGAAATAAAATATGTGGTGTGGCTCAACAACCATTGCACCTATGACACGGAGCTTATCGACACGGTAGACCTAAATGCCCCGTGCAAAGATATGGTTCACAGCTATGGTGAACTGGTGGACTGCGAGGGCGAGACTTGCGTGGACCGCTATAAGAGACGGAAAAGACGCGACGATGTCAAAGACACTGATATTCAACCCCCTTTACCAAAACCAAAATTTAAAAAGGGGATTGAGGACGGGATTATCCAAGCTACGAAGGACAAAAGCTTGGCTGAAATGCGTGAAGAACGGTTACGGATGCATGAAGCAGCGTCCGCTACACAAAAACGTTGGAAGACACAAAGACTCGCTAAACGACTGTTGGTCAGAAAAATTAAGCAGTTGGTGGAGGAGAATAAGATTGAAGAAGCCCGGGCGGCTTACGAGTCGTTAAAACGGCTTTCTATATAGAGTTTTTCTAGATAAATAAAAAAATAAAAAATAAAATTGAAAAATGGCGGTACAGGCGGTACGGCGGTACGCTGGCCTTGGAGCCCGCATAAAAGCTCACTTTTGGCTGTACCGGACCCGTACCGTTGTCTACACCACGGTGATTTACAAAGCTTAATCAAGCTATTGCTTTAAGATTCTGACGGAAAAATAAAAAAATATATTTTATAAATATCTGAAATATATCTATATAGATAGGCTGTTTTAAGCTAACGTTAGCCGGACTTACTCTGATACGGAGATCTCATGTCTAAAGATCGTTATGCCAAAGTGCTGGATGTAAAAGCGGCGGCGCTGCCCGAAGCCAAACGTCAGCAAACCAACCGCCCTCCCTTGGTTAATAAGCGTTTGACACGCCGCCAAGAGCTTTTTGTTAAAGAGATCGTTTCAAAAGACGGGCAGATCACTATGCGGGAGGCCGCGATCAATGCCGGTTACCCGGAGAAGTCCGCGCACGTCCGGGCGTCAGAACTTACCAACCCGCGCATCCACCCTCATGTTTGTAGAGCTATCCGCGAATATCGTCAGGAGTTGGATGAAAAATATGGCGTGGAGTATCAAAGACACCTACGTGACCTCCAGGTTATTCGGGATGCGGCGTTAGAGAACGGGGCTTTCAGTGCAGCTGTTCAAGCTGAGTATCGGCGCGGTCAGGCGCAGGGGGATATCTACGTCAATAAAACGGAGATCCGCCACGGCACTATTGATCAAATGTCGAAGGAAGAGGTTATGAAAGCTTTGAATGAGTTGAAGCAAACCTACGCGCCTTTAACGCACGATGTGGGAGCGGAAGAATCCACGAACCGTTCTCGCGCCCGGGAGAGACTAGCGGAAGAAATAGATGGATATTCTGGAAACCAAACCGAAACGGAAGAAGACCCGGGAAGCTAGTTTTTGGCAGTCGCTTAAAAAAGCGATCCGAGACAATTTTCCGGATTGGTCCGCTACCCGCTTGGAAAGCCGTGCCACATTGGGTGTTCCTGACGTTTTAATCCTAGACAGTGGCGGCAAGTGGCATATGGTGGAGTTAAAAACCACGGCTTCTATGCGCGTTGATATAACGCCGCATCAGGTGGCTTTTTTGACCAAACACGCCCGGGGCAGCTGTTGGATAGCTATCAAGCTAACAAGTGCTACCGGTCATGAGGTTTTCTTATATAGGGGCGACCAAGCGGTAGACGTAAAGCTTGAAGGTTTGAGGGCTAGACCCGCTAAACATTTTAGCAACCCGGTCAATTACCGTGCCGTGTTAGAAACCATTGCGCGTGGGAGTAACAACCTGTAAGGTGGTGGTGGGCAATGTTGCCCGGCAATTGGGAGAATGAAATGAGTTTACCTACTCTACGGAGCCACGCTCCGGCGTTTTTGGTTCTAACCGCCACGATGCTTAATAAAGCCATTATTGATGCCAACGCTTCTATCCGGGCGTTTGCCAAGTTGGTTGGCATCGATTATGACGAAATGCAGCCCGGTGAAAAGCATACTGTTGAGGGCGAGTTTACTGACGGTACACCCACTGTCCTGAGTTTTTACCGAACGGTAAATCGGGGTGACCGCCGCTTCAGTGTGCGCGGAATAAAAAAACAGTGTGAAGCCGGGGACACCGTGGCACTCACGTTTAAAGTTACTGCGGATGGCGAGGTTGTTTGGGTTGTTAACGTAACCCGTCAGCCAGAGTATCGCCGGTTGGTGGAGGCGTCATGATTGAATACACCGTCAGCGTTGTTCACAAAAGCCATTGGGTTGTAAAAGTCGACGCAAACACTACGCAGGAAGCCCTTGATTTAGCAAAATACGAAGTCAAAGACCTTACTGACCGGGGTATCGTTTTTATCACCGGGAAAGGAGAGCGCAAGGGTTTGAATCAGGATAGCAGTATCGGGGTGTTCCATCAGTACAAAACAACCGATGTGGAACATATCATCAATATGCGAGATGCATCAGACAGGGAGGGCAATGATTTTTCTATTCCGCTGGTTTGAAAAAAACCAGAAAGAGCAGGCGCGGACTGCCCGGGATGCAAGCCGGGTGAGACGCGCCATCACAAAAACCTCAAAAACTTTTACGGAGTCTAAGATGAAAACAGTCAAAGATCTGGCGCAGGAACGCTACCCGGGGGAGACGTTTGATTTCGCGCTGCCCTACCCGTGGCTGCGCAGCTGTTTGGATAAAGGGTTGGACCCCCGTGGCCACGTTTGTTGGCTCTATGATGACGCCGGGGGAGTCATGGGCCGCCCGGCCCCGCTGACCCCGGAAGGGGACAAAATAGTGTCCGTTTTGACCCACTGATCAACAGGCCGCCTCCGGGCGGCTTTTCTTTGTCAAGCTTTTTTTTCACGCCCCGGAAACCCGCATGGCTGCTAGGCCGCCCTCCAGGAAATGCTTTGTTTTAGCCGTTTTTCGGTAATTCCAAAAAACCCGGATGTTATAATACCCGGGTCAAGCCCAAGCGGCGTGACCGTTCTTTAACATCGCTGGCCTAGCACCCAGAGGCGAGTCCGCTATGGGATGGCAACTTCTCAAAAACAATTCATTTTCACTTTGGGAGAAAAGCAATGGATACATCACTTTATGTCGTAGTCGCAGCCAACCACTGCTGGGGCGCAGCCGAGTCTCTTCAAGAGGCCTTGAGCAACGCCTGCTTACGAGAGCATACCCGGTTGAGCCATTTCAATTGGGTAGTTGATCAAGGTGAGCTGCAGGATTTATGGGACAGCTGGAAAGACTACGGTGAAGAAGAGTGGCGGCTAGGGCCGGTTGACAAGCCTGTCGAATGTTCGATCTATTTTTTGGATAGTGACCTCTGGCAGGATTGGCAAATTTGCGATGTGACCGGGGGGCTAAGTGTAGCCTCAAAAGACCCGGACGTTTCACCGCAGCAGGCAAGTAAAAAGCTGCGGGAAATTCAAATTCGCGCATTGTTTGATAACGGTATTCTGAAGCCACGTAAGTGATTCCAAACCAAGCCGCCCCCGGGCGGCTTTTTTGTGCATTGCTCTTTTTAAAAAAACCATTGCAGCTGCAAGTAAACACCCGTAATATTCGGGGATGGCAATGTCGCCATAACTTTGGGAGAAAACATTATGACCATGACAATCGAAAACGAGCGCGGTGATCTGGCAGCCTTGCTGCAGAAAGTGCAATCTCAAGCGGCGGCGTCTCAGGACTTGCTCGCGCCTACAAACCAGCTGCAGCTGGCAACAGCTGACCGGGGCGATGGCACTAAAGTCAGCAAAGTGGTTCTGGAGCAGACCGGGGGAATGCCGACTCAAATCCTGACGGCTAACAGCGTAGCGTTTGACCACATTGCTCAGAAGGCGGCGATTGATGTCCGTACAGCCCGGCGGCTGCAACAGGACTACAGCAGCGAGTGGGACCAGCTGATTAATGCCATTTGGCAGAGAGAAGCGAAGGTACACATGTTGCGGACTTTCGCGGAAGGCCCGAACACGGGGACGCTGCGCGGCGTAGTGTCGGAGAAGTTTAAAACGTTTGACAACCACCACCTGCTGGAGGCAACGCTGCCGCAGCTGATGGATTCGGATGCGCAGTGGCAGGTGCAAAATGCGACAGTCACCGAGCGGGCGATGTACGTGCGCCTGAAATCAAACGTAATCACGGGCGAGGGCGCTGCGGTGGGCGATACCATGGCGCTAGGGGTCATGATGAAAAACAGCGAAATCGGCGACTCCGCCATCGTGCTGGGTCAGATGTTTTGGACGCTGGTTTGTTTAAACGGAATGCAGACTGCTAACACGCTGCGCCAGAACCATATCACCAGCGCCCGGGGCGATGCCGATCAGGCGAAAATCCTAACGGATGAAGCAAAGGACGCAGACAACCGCGCCACGCAGCTGAAGTTTCGGGATAACTGCGCTCATCTTGCTAGCCGTGAAAGCTTTGATGAAATGCTTGAAAAGATGAAGGCAGCGGGCGAAGACCGGGTGGAAGGCAGCCCTAACGCAGCGGTGGAAGCTTTAGGTTCAGTGATGAAACTAACGAAGGCTGAAACCAGTAGCGTTCTGGACGGGCTGTTGCAGACCATGGGTCAGCCGGGCTATGCCGGGCAGCCACTCAGCCGGGCAACCATGGTGAACGCGGTCACCGCAGTGGCTCACAATGCCGCAGCTGATAATGTGGATACGTGGCAGCACCGGGGCAACCGGGTGCTAGATTTGCCCCGCAGTGATTGGCAGCGAATTGCTACTGCAGCCTGAACCCCCATCAGCGTGAAAACTAACCCGGCAGCTGCCGGGTTTTTTTATGCCCGGGGATATGCGATTATCCGCATATTGCAGCCCTACCGGCTGCGGACATTGGGAGAATGATTTTTATGAGAATGCTTTTAGACACTAGAGGCGGGAATACCAAACTCGCGAAAACTAACCGGGCTGCGCCGTTCCGTTACGCCGGGCTCAGTCTATACCCCACCAATGAGTTATGTCCCGGAGCGAAAGCAGCGGGCTGCCTAGACACTTGCTTAAGCGAAGCCGGGCGTGGCACGTTTCCGAATGTCCGCAGCGGGCGTATGGCCAAAACTGAATACTGGCTAAATGAGCGCCCGGAGTTTATCGCGCAGCTGCGCCGTGAATTGCACAATTTTGAGAAAACATGCGAGCGCAGCGGAGCCCGTCCAGCTGTTCGGCTTAACGTTTTGAGCGATATCCCATGGGAGCGCCATATTGATATGGGCGGGGAATTTGCGGACATTCAATTTATTGACTACACCAAAACGGTTAATCGCTTGGATAAAACCCCCGAAAACTATCAGCTGATTTTCAGCTATTCCGGCAGCCCCACATTTGCGAACCAAAATAGAAAAGCTTTCCGGACCAATGCGCCCATCGCGGTAGTGTTCCGGCATGGGCTGCCCCGGGTTTTTAAATCGCGCCCCGTTATCGACGGGGACCGGGATGATATCGCGAACGCATTTCTCCCCGGCTGCGTTATAGGGTTGCGGGCTAAAGGCCCGGCAGTGTATCCCCCGGCAGCTGGCCCGGACTTTGTGGTCAATAACCCGGACGTTATAGGTAGCGCGTCATGATGGAAGATCCCGATAATATTGACATGTTCCGCAGGGTTTCCCGAAAAGATAACCCGAGCCCGGAAGAATTAGAAAACGCGGTACGGGTTTATATTGATCATGTAAAAAATCAATCTGATGTTATCAGCACATCCCACTTTACCTACGGGGCGATGATGAAGCGTTACGGGGAAGCTTTCCAAACGGCGCTAGATGCGTATTTCGATAGCCTGCCCCCGCCTACGGTAGTGGTGGGGACGGGCGCAGCTGGCGATGATTAACGCCCCCGCTGCGCAGCTGAATCTAACCCGGCAGCAGCCGGGTTTTTTTTG